TCTGAACTCTCGAAGCCGGGGCTTTAATCGTTATATCAGCCGGAGCAACGAACGAGTTTTCCACAACGGGTACAACCGAAAGCGCGTCGATACACTCCGTGCCGAAACGGTATTTCGGCTGAAGTCTTCTGCCCTGTCCGTCGGGTGAATCGATGACCTTCATCGCGGAGTTGAAAGCCAACGCACGGAGAGTACCGATAGCGGAAACGACGAGCATTTGTACGCCGTCAAGTCTGCCCGGGGTTAAGCCGAGGTATCTTTCTGCGAGCGTCCATACAGCCTGCGAAGCCACGTAAACGGGCATATTCGCAACTTCTCCGACGTAAGCCGTCGAAGCAACTTCGGGTCTGTCGTCTTCGGAAAGACCACCCTTGCGAAGTATGTTCTGCGCCGCGTTCGATCCGCCGATGATAACCTGACCTTTCTTCAAAAGCGCGGTTTTAACCTTGCTTCTGATAATAACGGCTCTTGCGCCGTCGGGGTAAGCGTCTACGCCCTCGGCTTCGTTACCGTCGTCGAGTTTGCCGCCCGCTTCGATAAGCGCGCTAAGGTAATCGGGGTCTTGTGCGGCGAGCGTTATCCAATTCTTTTCAACCGCTCCCGCTGCCACGTCGGTAAAGTTTTTACGCAACTGTTCAGCGATAGTCATCGCGTTGATGTTGCGGTTTACTCTGCCCGCAAGGTTGGCGAGTTCGGCTTCCGCTACGTCGACGTTCATCATATCCTGCTGATTCGTCGGAATATCGATGTTTCTGTCGATAGTCGTGAGAATTTTAACGCCGTAGGCGGCGGTCGTCGAGAAAGACGCGCCCTGTCCGTTAAACCAATTGCCGTTGATGTCTTCACCGATGTCACGCGCGTCAGAGCCGTCAGCCTTAACACGGATAACCTGAATTTCCGCCGCGTCGGTGTCTTCCGAGAATTTCTCGGTTACCGCTTCGTTCGGACGGGTAAAAATGTTCTGAAAAATGTTTTCTTTAACTCTCGAGGACATTATCCTTTTAAGAGTTGCCTCGTTCACGAACGGGGTCTTGATGTCAGCAAATAAACCTGCCATTGTAGTAAGTCTCCTTTTTGTTTAATCTCGTTTTATCTGCGGTACGAGTTACCGTAATAACTGCGCATTATACGGTCATCTTCCGACAATGCGTCGTTTTCGACCTTTTCGGTCGAGTTTGCCTTAATGCCGCCAAAGTCTTGATTTTCGAGTTTTTCTAAAACCTTATGCAGCGTCTCTTCGAGTGCCGCTATACGCGCGTTTAACGCTTCGTGAACTTCGTCTTTGGGGTTTTCCATAGTACCGTCGCCGGGCGCGGGCTGTTTGTCGGCTTCGACTGCAACTTCTTCCGTCGGCTTTTCGGCTTCGGGAGTAGCGGTGGGGTCGTCTTCGAGTTCTTCGTCCTTTTCGTCTTCTTCGGTTTCTCCCTCGCTCTCGTCCACTCTGTCTTTCGCAGTCTGACTGTCTTCGTTGCCGTCGAGTTTTTCCTGCTCGCCTACGCTTTCGTCCACGCGGTCTTTTTCGGTCTGCTCGTCTGCTCCTTTCTCGGCTACGTCTTTCTCGGCTTCGGCGACTTGTTCTTTGGTCTCTTCGGCGGGCTTGTTTATCCCGTCAAGGACTTTCGCCTTATCTTCGTCGGACAACTGATTAAAGAGTTTCAAAACTTCTTCGGCAGACTTCTTAAAAAGTGCCATATTGTTGTTACCTCCTGTTTTTTCTTCTTGCAAGAATTGCGAGACTTCTGCGCCGCTCTCCGTCTTTATGGGTGTCTATTGCCGCTCCTCACAGCAAAGCCTGCCCGACCGCAATGCGGTGTTCGTCTCTATCCGTTTTACGCCCGTTTACGGCGTTTATATAAAAGGTGGACGCTATCTCTATATAGCCCTGCCCTTCGTATTAAGTTAAATTATCCGTATACGCGATTTATAATACGCTCGCCCGTTTGCTTTTGAATACTCTATATATTCGTTCGTGAGCCGTTTATACGCCGTTACAGCCGTTTTATAGCCTTGTTCGTCGTTGCCCCGTTTCTCTATCGCTTCAACCTTATAACGCCGTATATCGCGCTCATACTCGCGCTGACGTTCGGTTATGGCGTACTCTTTCTTTTCTTCCGCTTCGGTTTGCTTTCCAAACCGTAACCCGTCTTCGTATTCAACGAGATAATGACGGCAGTTAAAACCGAGTAAGCCGTTTTTATAGGTCTTCCCGCTCTTCGTAGTATAGTATATATCGGTGGCGTTTTCAAGCGGCTGATAACTTCGTCCGTCGCTCGTTGTTCCGCTCGTGCCGTCAAGGCTGTACACCTTACCCTGCCACGGTCGGCAACGCTCCGAGCAATCGGTATGCGTCGAGCATATAACGAGCCTTGCCCCGCTTCCTTTTAAGTCGGCAATATCCGTTAAATGCTTTTCATAGCGCACTTGCATTTCGGCTTTATTCCGTAACGAGTTACGCCCCGATATGTCGTCGGGGTCTCGCGCCGTCTGATTGATAAGGTTATCCACCGCCGCCCGAACTTTCTTTTTCACGTCTTCGGTAAACTCTTTAAGCGGTACGCCGTAAACGTTCGCTTTCGGCATATCTACGTAATCGCCGCTTATCGTTATGCCCTCGCGTTTAAGGCTTTGTATAGGCGTTTTTCGCCGCGTTTCTTTTGCGTTAAGCAATTCGACGAGCGACGGCAAAATAGCGAAATAAAACGGCAATACGCGCCGCAGTTCGTTATATTGAGCGTTATAGAACGACACGAGCGAAACTGCCGCGTTCTTTTTGAGCGTATCGCTTGTCAATTCCTTTACTGCCCGGGCGATTATCCGTTTAACCTTTTCATCGATTAAGAATTTCGGTGTCTTTCGCAAATACTCGTTCTTGACCGTCAGCCGTATTTCCGTCTCCGCGTCCGTTATCGTCTGCGCTTGCAGATTCAAGGCGCGGCGCATTATCTTCGGCTTTTTCGTCATAGTCTAACCCTCCGAAATAATCTTTTTCGTTCCACGGCATATTGTTACTCTCGCTCTCTTCCTTGCAACGTTTATATTCTTCTTCGACCTGTTCGGGGTCGTCGTCGATATTAAACATTTGTACGGCTTTCCACTTCGAGCAATACCCGTCGCGGATAGCGTTTCCGAGTATCTCCGTGAGCGTTAAGCGGTTCGTAAGACCTGCAGACGACCAACGAAGCACGACCGTATCTTCATAGCCGTAAAAGGTCGTTACGGTTTTTAAGAGCCTGTTTATCGGTCTTTCTATAATCGCCCTTTCGCTGTTGACGTACTCTGCCGTTTCGTTTTCTTCCGTCGATACTTCTCTTGCCGTTCTTGCCGTGTTATCCGCAAGGAACGAAGCAATCGTAGACGGGTTCAAACCCGAGTTTATCGCTATATCCTGTATCAACCTATCGCGGATAGCCGTCCAATCGCCGGAGCGAAGTTCAAACTGTATCGGCACAGGTTTCTGATTTTCAGGGTTCTGCGAGTTGTATTGATTGTAAATAAAGTCGTCAAGCCCGCTGTTATAGTTTCCGCCCGTTGCGCTGTTCATATATTTTGACAGAAGCACTCTGCCCCTGCCGAGGTACATATCCGTGTTTGCGCAAGCGTGATAAAAGTCCCACTCCATAAGATAGGAGATTAAAGGCGCAAGGAAACTCTCGCCGAGTGGCACTTCGGGTAAACCGCTTATGCCTTCCGACCATTTTACGATTTCGCAACCGAGGTTTGTGAACGGTAACAATGTCGGCGAATCAAATCTCACGGTCGGATACGCTTTACTTATCGTGCGTTTAACAGCCGTAGGCAATTGCTTAAACGGCAATCTTCCCGACGGCGATTGCGTAACGTAATTGCCGTTCGTAATGCTTCCGCGCTGTTTATGTATGACGAACTCGCTCACGGGCGCATTATGTATTGTCTTGCCGTCAAAGCCCGTATAATCGGTGTAGTGCCTGTACTCGACGAGATAATAACTGTCGTACGCTTTCCCTTCTTCGTTGGTAACGCCAAAATCGGAGAAACAATGCAGGAAGCACTTTACTTCGATCACTTCGTCGTTGTTGCCTATAACGGGAATAAAACTATCGAGCCGTAGGGCTTCTGCCCATAATTGCCCGTTAGACTTATTCAACTTCAAAAGCGACGTTCCCGCCTGCGCGGCGTAATTTATCGCTTTCGTTGCTACCGTTTCAAAGTTCGAACTTACGCCCCAATCTGACGAGATAAACTTTAACGCCTTGTTGAGTTTATCGTTCGTTTTATCTTTGCCCGCGTTCTTAAACATAAGGCGACCGCCGATGACTTTGCGTGCAATCTTATTGACGAGTGCCGCACCTATTCGCGTTGACGGTATGCCTTGCTCGGCGTTATGGAAGTAAGGAACGTAGCCGTCATACCACCATAACCAATTTTTGACGAAGCGGTTCATAAAGTCGTAATACTCGGGTGAAATCATCGAGTAAAAAGTTGCGCGACCTATAAACGAGTACGTCCAATAATTATTGAAAGCCGCCTGCCGCAACCACGGTGCAACTTCCTTACTTACGTTTATGTTTTGTTCTTCGCTCATATTTTAATCTCCTTGATAATAAGCGCTCATAGTCGGTGTCTCCCACAAATTGAACGGGTTGTTATAATAAGTGTTTAACGCGTATCGGAACGCGTCTGCGCAGTCGTTCGGCACGGAATCGTCATACTTTTTGTTGTCTTCGTCCCATATCATACTCTCAAGGTCAATAACGAGTTGGTCGTCACCCGGCACGAACTCGTTTTTGATATAGTTGAAATACCCGCCGAAGTCTAATAAACAAACGGCTTTTCTGCCTAACGCGTTATTAACAACGTCGGTCGTTTGGAGTATGTCTTTTTTCGTGAATTTCTGCACATTATATTCGGACGGCAACCTATATGCCAAAGTCAAAACTAAGTCCGCCGCCGCGCAATCTATCGGCATAACGAACTCTACGCCGTTTTCTCTGAATTTATATTTATCTTGTAAATCTTGCAGATAACGCTGTATACACGGCACTAACTGCTCGTTAGACAACTGCCCGTTTATTTTCGGGTTGTGGTAGAACATTTCGAGCCTTACCGCTTGCCCGTTATCCATTATAGCGAGCGGAACTAACGCCGTACTGTCGTTCGTATTCGCGCCGTCGCCGCCGATTATAACGTAGCGTATTCTATGCCGCCCGTAACGCCGAGCAAACTCCGCAGGTTGCAGGAAGTGCGTTTCGCGCCTGAATAACGGGTAAACCAAGCCTTCCGCTTTTACCCAATTACCGAGAATCCATTTATCAAAGTATATCGTGCCGCGATACTCGTTCTCGAGAGCCGTGATAAATGATTCCGGTAAAAAAGTATTGTCGTATATTGTAAAATGCTCGTTATACGTATGCACTTTATCGTTGTCGATATGCTTTTTAACGAAATGCGACGGGCTTTCGGGGTTGCACGTCGCGTCGCATTTACTGTCTTCACGGTCAAGTCGTGATTTCAGCATTTGAAAGAAATTCTCGGGATAGGTTGTCAATTCGTCGCAATACGCATAACCAAGCCCTAACCCCTGTATCTTTGTTATTGCCCGTTCGTCGTTTGCGCCGACGCAATAGCAGGACTTGCCGAATATCTTAATCATTCGATTGCCTGCCATATCCGATTTAACTTCGCCGATATACTTCTCGCCGAAAATCTTTCTCATTTCGGCGAAAACGTTTCTTTCGAGCGTTGCCAAAGTCTTACCGCAAAAAAGGATATTATCGTCGTAATGCTCTTTAAGCCGTAACATAACGAGAAAATAACTGACGTGCGTTTTCCCGCTACGAGTTGCGCCTGATAGGATATTCCACCGCTTTGTGGCACAGCGAAGCACTTTCTTTTGTTTCTCGGTAAAACCCTTAAAATCTCTATCCATTGTCGCCGCCCCTTGCTATATCCGATATAGCCGCGCACAATTCGTCGAGTTTCTCCCGGTCGTTTCCGTCGTCCTGCGGTGCTTTACGCTCTAACGAAGTCATCAAGAGTTGCGCCGCTTTCGTCCTTTCTTTACGTTCTTCCGCCCCGTCTCTCATCGTTTCGGATAAATACTCGTAGACCTCTTCTAATGTGGCTATACGGCTTGATTTCATCTTTTCCGTGAGTTCGGCAAGGTATTTCTGAATTTCAGGTTTCTTCAAGTTCTCCTGACCGATTGAATAAGCCGTCTTCTGACTATACCCTGCTTTCTTCGCGCTCTCCGTTGCATTGAAACTCGCGGCGTAATACTCACAAAAGGCTTTCTGACGCTCGTTAAGTTTCATTTTTGCAAAATCTCTCCTTTTCTTGTTATTTTACGCATAAAAAAAGCACCGTTACGGCGGTGCTTTCTATTGTTAAGTTGTTAGTTTTTCAAAAAGGCTATCTCTTTCGGATATTCTTCAAGTATTCGCCTTTTCATTTTCTCCGTCGGGTTCTGAATACGGCTTAAATCGCTGTTATGTTCCAAGTCTGCAATCTTCACCACCCTTGCTATCGGGTTATCCTTACACCGCTCTATATACTTCCAACGCGCCGCGCCGTTTGATTCGGCGGGTTTACGCCGCGTTACCGCGTCTACCGCTTCAACGATATAATCGGGGAAACCTTCCTTTCTTAAATCGTCGAGCGTCATCGGCGTATCTTCTATTACGTCGTGGAGTAAGGCTACGACCTTTTCGTCGTTCGTATTGCATTTTAACGCTACCGTTATCGGGTGGAAAACGTAATCGAGACCGTCTTTACCCACAACGCCTTTATGCGCCTTTATCGCTACTTCTAACGCTTTTCTGATTAAATCCATAGTATCTCCTTAGTCCGCAGCATACCACATACCGCTATCATATCCGCTTGCTCTTAAACTTTCGCTAAAAGCCTCCGCCATCCTCGAACGACGGTTAGCCTGCCCGCTCGTATAACCTATATGCCACGGTCTAAAATATCTGCCCGTGAATTTATAACAATTTACGCCCGCAATATCGCAAGCCTTTTTTACGTCAGCCTCGCGCCACCCCGCAAGCCTTACCGTTGCGCTATCAAAGTTGCAAGTTCCGCCGTCTTCACTATCGACATATCTCATTGCTTCTTTTTTTGCTTTCGCTAACGCTTTTGCCAATTCTTCAACTCTCGATAATTTTTTCATAATCAATGCCCTCCTTTCGATTACAGTTACATTATATGCTTATGTATACGAATTGTCAACTATTTTAAGGCAATTATTGAAAAAATTATAAAAAGTTTTTTCGTAGGTCAGTCCGTCGTTAAGTGCATTACGGCGTATTCGGGAAACTTCTTGAAACAATCAAGGTCATTTTCGTACGCGGAATATATCCCGCCATACTCTAATACGAAATCGATTTGATTTTCAGGGCAGCCCGCTTTTAGTAAGTTTTCTCTCGCGACCGCCGCAACTTCGTCATAGGGCTTACCGTAGTGTTCTTCAACAAATCTCTTATCTTCATCGGTTATCATTCAAAACTTACCTCCCTGTAATTTTCTTTTTTAAGTTGCTCGTAAACCTCTTTGGGCTTATCTCCGTAGTCTGCGATTCTTCCTAACGGGATATAACGCCCCGTATCTATCGCTCTTGCTACCGCCCTGTTCATACTCTCTTCGTTAGATACTTCAACGTGGTGTATATGAACGTCATAGCCCGCGTCCTGTAAATCTTTTACCCACTTTTCAATATCGACCATTTTACTGCCGATTATCGGTATCGCAAGGTTAGCACCGTTAAACTCTCCCCCTGCCTTAAAAGCGTTAAGGGCGTTTTTCTGAATGGCTTTACTGTCGGAATGAACGTAAGCCGCGCCGTATTCGTCATAACCGGGTAAAAGTTTCTTTATCTCGTCGTTATCAAACTCAAAAGCACCGTACTTCTTTTTTAACGAATTGACTACCGCCGAAGATTTACCCGCGGCGGGTAAACCCATTACCAAGTCGGCACGAAAGCCTTTCGGCGTGTTGTTGGCGTCCTTTAAGAAAGTGTCGGTATAATGGACTTTATCTTCATCACTCATCGGCGGACGCTGTTTAGCCATTTCCATTGCTAATTGCGCTTTTGCTTCAAAGTCTTTTATAACGGGGTTTTCGAGTAATTCCTCGTAAGTGTACCTTTTGCCGCTTTTAATCTCGTCATACAACTTTCTTGCCGCTCCGCCCTTTATGGCGAGTTCGTGTTCTGACTTCTTTATTGTATTTATTTTTTCGGAGTTTTGCAACTTTTTATATGTTTCGTTTTGCCTAAACTCGCTCTTATCTCCAAAAACGCGTTTAGTCGCTTCTGCGGGGCTTTCGCCCTCTTCCGCGTGAACGTGTCTACCGTTTTCGGTGGTAAACCAATAACCTTTTTCCGTTGCCATTATTGCGTCTCCTTACTTTTTGCGAGGCGTTCCATAATCTGTCGTGCGGCATAACGTCCGTTATTATTTAACTGTCTTTGCCACGCATTTTGAGACGGAGACCAACGGAAACCGTGAGATTTTAACATATCTCTTGTCTCTACGTCGGGCTTGCCGGGGAAACGAAGTTGTACTCTCATTTGCTCCGCGTTCTCTTCTACGTCTACGCCGTCAACTTTCGGGTATCTTGCCGCGGTTGCTGCTTTTGCCGCTTCCGGGTTTGCTTTTGCTTCCTGTGCCGCCGCCTGTGCTTTATTTAACTCGTCTATCCTACCTTGAATACGTCTTAACTCTGCATTGCCGTTTGCAAGCGAAAAAGACGGGTACGGCTGACGAGAAAAGTAATCGCCCGAATTATAAGCGGTATCAAATTTTTTAGCCGCTTCATCGCTTACGCCCGGAAAGCCGACAAGCGTTTTGTTTTTCCTAAAATATGCGTTCATCGCCTTGCCGTTTTCCAACTCGGCTTTCAAATTGTCGTACTTCATTTGCAACTTACCGATCGCGTTACTGTCGTTTGATTTAACGCTCGCGTTGCTTAATATCCCTTTTATCTTATCAAGATATACGTTATTATCGGGATCAAGCCTGTTTGAGTTTGCCTCATAAAGAGAACGCAAACGGCTGTTTTTTGCGTCGCTTTTTCGGGTTTTATAGTTTGCAGGCCCGGCAATTACCCACGACGGATAACTCGCTTCTACCCTGTTATACTCGTTCGTAAAGTTTGCGAGATTTTCAGAATACTTCTCGGCTATCCTTTGTACTCTATCCCAATCTTCTTCAGTAAGAGATGTGTTGTTTTTATATCTGCTCATCAACTCGTTTACGTTTTTTTCAAACTTCCCAATATCAGAGTTATAACTTGCCGTAGCACTTCCCTTTTGATAATCAGAAAAAGAATAGGCTTTTTTTGCCCTTTCCGCATAATCTTCGCTCACGCCGTGATTTTTAACGATAAACTTTCTTTCGTCCGACGGCGCGGCTGTTTCTTGTCTATCTTCCTGTTTAACAGAAACTTCTTTTTCTCTTTCAGGCACGAGACTTTCTTTCGGCTTTTCGCTCGTCGTCATAACCGCTTTAAGGTCTTTGCCGTTTTCTAACGCAGAATAAACCTTATCGGGAGTAAGCCCCGTATGTTCTTTTAATGCACTCCAAGCGTCGCGGGGAGTTGCCCCGCTCGGCAAACTTATTCCGTATTTTGCACATAACCCGAACGGTAAACCTAAATTACCGCCTTTCCCGCTCTTACTTTCCGCTTGTTCCCCGGTATCTTCACTCCCCGTTTTATACGGTTCTAACGAATTTTGCCTGTATTCCATAGATTACTCCTTTCGATTATAGTTGTGCAGTTTTTCTCACAACAAAACCCCCGCTGTGTAGCCGACGGGGGTTTTGTTGCGAAATGATAAAGGGGTGAAAAAGGTTTGAACTATCAAGATAACCTATCCACGCTATTACTATAACACATATAACCCCGCAAATCAATGTTTTTTAATGCACAATTCCTAAAATATTAAAGTTTTTTATTTTTTTTCTGTTTTATCTTATCTCGTATCTTTTTCAGCGCGACTGCCAAGCCGAACTGTAAAGGCATAGCCGGGGTGAACGGCGCAGACCAAAACGCTATATATGAGCCGACCACCGTCCACCACCACGGGGATATTGCCCACGCCAAGACCGCAGAAACGATACAGGGCGACCAAAATATAAGTTCGGCTATTATTATCCATAAAAGCATTTCGCGGTTTATAACGTGCTTACGAAGCCACCGCCACGCCTTTTTAATTCGTTCTTTCATACTCTTTGTTCGGGAAACGGGCGGCTTTCCCTTTGACTAAATCTATCAACCGGTGTTATTTTTTATTATAATTTTTATTTACAAACGCGCCGCCCCGCGATTGTATCGTTAGTATTTTATGAAGCCGTCGCCATAGATTTTATTCAACTCGTCTATAACGTGCTTCATCCCTAAACCGTCTTTGGTCGGCTTCCAAAAGCCGTCCGTATCATACGCCCCGCCGCCCATACAATACTCGTATTGACGCGGATGAATTTTTTTGAGTAATAAAAACCTTTCGTCGCCTTTACAATGCGCGGAATACATACAGAAGATACAACCTGTCCGTTTCGCGCCTGTCGTGCATAACTTGCCGCAATCGCAAAGCGTTGTGCCGTATTGATACCCGCCGTCGTCTTTCACTACGACTTCACCATACACTTTTGAAATCGGTAGATTGTTTTGCTTTATGTATTGCAGAACGTCTTGCTCCGTCCAAAAACTCATAGGGTTACTTATCGGCGATTTCATATCGAAACCATTACATCCATTGCGAAGCCATTGCTGCTCGCGCAGTTGGCTTTCTTCCGCCATTTGTGCCGTCATAGGCATTTTGCCCGTGATTTTGCTGTATTCGTGGGCGGGTTTCTTTTTCATAACGTTACAACACATGTGCGAAATCTTAAAGTCCGTAAAAAGTAACGGCGCGTACTTCGTTTTATTGTATTTGCTTTCGTTGCCGTTCTTGTCCTTTGCTGTGCCGAATAGTTTTTGTAATCGATACCCGTATCGATTACCCGTCAACGCCATTCGCCCTTGATATACGCACTCGCTGACTTCTTTACCTATTACGGGATAGCCGTAAGTCTTTATAACTTCGTCAAAGCGCATTGCGGGGCGTAAAATTTCAACATTGTCGAAACTTTTAACGAATTGTTGATTTTCGGGATATTCAAGCCCGGTGTTGATAAAAACGGCTTTTATCGTTGGATATAGTTTCCTCGCCATATCCAACAGAACCGTACTATCCTTACCGCCCGAAAACGAAACGTAAACGCCGTCTACGCCGTAGTATTGCACCCATTCGCGTATACGCTGTTGAGTGCGCATAATCTTTAATTCAAGCGGTAAAGACTGTAATTGAGTTAGTTCATTTCTCGTCGGCATTTTTACTCTCCTTAAAATCTTCGTCAACAACCAAAAGCCCGTCCGAAAATATCTTAAAAATCATTTCTCTAATTCCTTCAATTTTTTTCGCGCTTCGTCTTCGGAAAGAAAAACTCTCTCACCAATTTTATTATTCTCAAAAGAAAAGCCATATATTGCGTCGTCTCCCCTTTTAACGTAAAACTCTTCGGGACAACGAGCCATAAAACAAGCGTACTGTGAGACGCTGTTATTACTTGCGTCAGTTTCCCATTTATAGCCAATAGCCGACACCTTTCCATAAATAAGCCGTCCGTCGGGGTTTGCCAGCCATACCGTGTCTCCAATTTTGCACGGAAGGTCTATAAGCGTTCCGTTCTCGATTTTGTCTTCCAATTCAGCAAGGCGTTCTAAAATTTCTTCATCAGGTGCATTTTTCAAAGTTAATCGAGTTCCTTTTTTAAGGAAATCGCCTTTTTCTTCAACATAGCGTTCTGTCAATCTTTTATAGTCTTTCATCTTACTATCTCTATTTTTTTAACGTGTGTTTTACGAAAAGAATAATTTGCAACTTCGTAACGGTCGGGCTTCCACTCCGCGCGGGTTAATACGCCCGTTATTGTTGTATCGTCAAAAAGTGTAACTTTTACTTTCTTGCCCAAAATGGCATTTAACTCTTCGCTTTCGTGTGTGTAGTGCTTTTTCATTTTTTACTCCTTAATTAGTGATTTTAGTTTTTCGGTTTTCGGGTCAAGTGTATTATCGCAAATAATATTATTCGCAAGGATTCCGCTTGCAAGCAATATCGTCAATTCGTTTGCGTTTGGGAACTGCTTTATAAATTGTTCTAACAATCGCACTCGCGTTTCGTGGCAATTATCCGCTTGAATATCTACTCCGACAATACTTGATAAAGCCTTTAAGCCGTCTTTTTCATTTTCACAACGTGAGTATTTGCGAGCGAGTATTTCGACCAAAAAGTTACCGTTCCCGCAAGCGGGTTCAAAAAAAGTGCTTTCGATATTATCCCATATTTCGACAGGAATAAGGTCGCACATATCTTTAACAATAAATTCGGGTGTATATACTTCCGCAAAATCTTTAACTCTTTGCTTGCTCTTTATGATTTTCGACTTGCCCATTTATTAAATTTAACAAATCCTCCACTATCATTTTACTTTTGCTTTTATACGCTTTGAGTGCCTTTATCAAAACTTTCAAATCCTTTTCGGTTAAATCGAATTTAATTATCATTGTTGTTTTGTTCCTCCACCTCTTCAACAAACATATATGACTGCGGCGGACGATATAAATACTTCCTTTCTCTCTTGCAAGTTCTGCAAGGCATTTCGTCGAGTGGCGTTGCGTTCCAAATACAACCGAAACAACAATCGCTCCCGCTTTCTGGGATAGTATAAAACTCTCCCAACTCTTTCGGCTTGTCGTAAATCTTTAAGTCAGATATATGCCACGCAAAGCCTTGTTTTGTCGTTTCCCCGTCAAGTTCTTCGGGTTTGTAAAAATAGCAAATCATCTCATTGTATGACAAGCAAGCAAGTTTTTCAATGTCATCGCTTCGCAAACTCCCGACACTAAACCTTTCGACCTTATCGCAGACAACCTTCATCCCGATTTTACCGAAATGCTTGCGATATTTCTCTTGAAATTCTTTCGGTATTTTCGCAAAAGATTTTTCGTCTTTGCTCATATAAAAAACTATGTCTTGCGGCAAATTTTTTAATGCCGATTTTCTTACCTCGATAGTTTTCTTTCTTTCCCCTATTAAATAGTAGTAATAAGGTTTAAGACTTGCTAAAATCATTTTTCGTACTCCTTTATTGAATTGCGTTTCCGTCCTCGTCGCAATAATATAAGTCGTATTTTTTTAAGCGACGGTCGCCGAGGTCGATTTCGCCCTCGTTCTTTTCGTCAACGTCCTTTCGGTGGAGATCGCACCGAATATCGATAAACCTGTCGCCTCCAATTCCCGCAAACAAGGCTTTTGCCGAGCCTCTTGATTTTGCGACGATATATAAGCCGTTGTCATCGTAGCATATATGACAAAAATAAATATTCATAATTCCTCCAAAAGTTCGGGGTTGTCGTGGATGTTGCCGATTACTTCCGCTTCATAGCCCCACAAATGCGCTATTGTAAATTTTGAAATGCGTTTATATTTCCCTTTATGGTAAACTTTAAGTTTATAACCGCCTGTTTTGTAATCCAATAAAACGACGGCGCAATCTTCTCTCTCTTCGCTCTTGAAAGTACGAGTATTACCTATCATCTCACCTTTTACAATTGAAATGATTTTGACAATATCTCCCTCAAATATCTTTTTACCGTTTTTATCTGTCAAACCCGTAAACTGCCCGACAGTTTCGGGGTCAACTTCGTAAGGGATAACGCAACCATTTTCAGCCCCCGTATGTATTCTTGCAAACAAAGCGTAAAACCCATACGCCCATTTGCCGTTGTCTTTTCGCTTTCCTCTGAATAAAATCTCTCTCATTTCTCATACTCCTTTAATAGTTCGTCGATAACGTCCATTGCGTCGTCATAACCAACATATCCGACACTCCAATACATAATGTTTGCGATTTGTTTTTTCAACTTTTCCGCAAACTCTTTGACCGCGTTGCGCTTTTCTTTTTCGATATATTCCAATAGTGTTTTACAAGTCGGAATTGCTTCACCTGTAATCTCTATTCTTGTTTTGCTTATGCCTCTTGCAAATTCGTCAAAGTCTACTAAATCGTTCTCTAATTTATGGTTTTCTGCTTTCAACTTTTCGTTCTCTTCCGTATAAGCCTCATTCCACATTTTTAATGCTTCATTATCGGCTTTTAAGCGTTCAATCTCGGCTTCTCTTTCTTCAATGCCTTTTATGTAGCCCTCTTTATATGCCTTTTGAGTATCGCTTGCAAAATCGCTTGTAAAGGTCTTGCGATAACCTGCATTGTAAAGGGCTTCGGCTATCCCCTTATTATGCACAAACGGCTTTGCTAATTCATTAACGCGACTGCTCAATAAGTAAACTCTTTCCGTTTGTTTGCTATCTACATAGTTGTAAATAAATTGTTCTATTTCTTCAATCTGCTGTTCTTTGTTCATTCATATACTCCTTAAATATAGTCTTTGTAATCTACGCCAAAATAAGCGCATATCTTCTTAACCGTAAGTAAAGTCGGGTTTCCTTTGCCGTTCTGAATGTTGTAAACAGTTTGACGCGTAACACCGGCTTCTTTTTCAAATTGCCTCAATGAAACCATAAGTTTGTCATTGATAAGTTCCTTAATGCTTTTTTTCATATAAACTCCTTTGCGAGGTTTAGCCGCCCCGCTCGGCTTTTTAATAAAACTCTTTTGCGCTTTTGCACACTTCCATTGCGGTGCTAAAATCGCAAACAAGCGTTATATCATTTTTGTTCGGCTCTTTATCAACGCTTATAAGGATCTTCGGACACCAAGTCGCAACGTGATTAAACGGAGTTCCGATTATTACGTTATAAGCCTTTTCCGTTTCTCCGATAATAGCGAATATACGGTTATCAAACCCCTCATATTTATATCCATATTTTTTATTAAATTCTATAAACGCCTTGTTGGCGAACCATTCTGCCACTATGTAAGTATCTTTCTCAACTGCTTTCGTTTTAACTCCGTATTGAATAACGTCAATAGTTTTCATTTTCTACTCCTTCGGGCTGTTGCCCTTTCGTTTTTTACAATGGTATTTTACCATAATTTACGGGAGTTGTCAAACGATTTTTACATATTTTTACAGATTTATAAAAATATTTTATTTTTTTGCTTTTCTTTCGCTGTACGCCTGTTTTAACCGTTCGCAAGGCTCTCCGCTACATTTTGGCTCGGAGCAGTTACAGCACAGTTCGATTTCGCACTCGTACTTTATGTTCAGGTTTGGCTTGCTGTGCAACTTTGTCGAATAAGGTCTAACGCCTATAATCGGTTCAGTTCTGATTAGTCTTTGTCTTATCATCTTCTCCCCCTTGCGCCGCGCTGATTTTTGTAAGCGCTTCGGCATAAAGCGAAGCCACCTTTCGTTCGCTATAATTAACTTTTTCGGGAACTTCTTTCCACGGAGTGCCTATCAAATGCCGATGAATAATGACGAGTTGCTCGTCTTCGGTTAAGAGTTTCAACCCGTCGGCGATTTCGTTTCCGATTTCGAAAAACTCCGTAAGCGTTTCGTCTCTCAATGATTCGAACTTTTCTATTTGATTCAGAACACGCTCTTCTATCGATATTTTTACTCCGCCGTCCGCCCGGACGGCTTCGTAATCAATTGCGGTCATTCCGCCCGATTTTTTCGTTTCATTGATAAGTTCAACAAGTGATTTGTATATCTTTGCGAGTTTGTTGTACTTTTCATAACGCTGTTTTATCGCTATCTCGTTCTGTGTCATCAGAATCTCCCCCGTCCACTTCTTTTACTATCTGCCGACAAATTTCGTACGCCTCGTCGGCTTTTATACTTTGCCTTTTACCGCTCCAAAGGTCGTTGACCTTACCGACGAGCGTTTGCAGTAATTCGTTCGCTTTAGCCCTACTCATACGCGTTCTCCTTTGAGTTTTTGCCACAACTCGTAAGCCTTACGCCCGTGAGCGGTTTCGAGATTGAAAAACGGATCGCCGTTACCCTGCGCGTCCTTAATAAATATAACGCCGTCGCTCACGACTGCTTCGCTTCCGTCATCACCATTGTAGATTGTTCTTTTGCCGATTTTAAGTTTCATATTTCACTCCTTTATCTTTTTATATCGAAGTATCCGCCGTTTATAGCCGTCTGCAACGCTTCGATTTTTTCATCTTCATCAAGCCGCTGTTTATCCATTTCGTAAAGTATGTCGGTAAGTTTATCGTTAGTAAGAGTTCGTCCGTTGAGTTGGCAATGCTTTATAAAACGCCACATTATAGGCTTAACGCCGTCTTCTAACTGCATATCGTTCATCACGTCATCGTATGTTTCCCGGGCGTTTTCAGCCGCATTCAAACATTCCCCGCCGCCGTTCTGCGTCATTGTGGAAACGATAAGCGGCTTCCCTTCCGAAGCCTTGTCCGTATAGGCATTGTTCTGATTGATATATAACTTTGACTTTTCTTTCGTGTAGACCGTTTCTTTATAGCGGTCTTTTTGAATATAGTTATGTATTCTCCAATGTTTTATTACTATAACGCCGCTCGCGAAAGTCAATATAAATCGCTTCATAACTAATAACTTACAGTCATCATCAGAAGCCCCGACCGTCCGCTGTATTCTTTTCGGGTTATTAACGAACCCGTCATCATCGGCTCTCATCGATAAGTGAAAGTATAAAGCCTGCGCCGAGAGCGGCATATCCAAAAAAGCGTCGCTATCAATGATAGTTTTCGCAAACATTCTTCGTTCTGACATTTTTTACTCCTTTACCAATTGAAAACACCTTACTGTCGGGAGAGCCAATTCCCTAAGTAAGGTGTTTCATACCAAAGTTTAATTATTCAGGCTTTGTTTAAGAGTGTTTCAAAATAACAAGGCTCTCAAACCTGATTATTCATTCGTTAATATTAACAAAGTGGCTCTGAATAATCAACCTTTGTACCGCTATTTTACCACTTCCCAAATAGGAAGTCAATCGTTTTGTACACTTTTTTACGATTTTTTTCAAATATCTTTGTTCGTAATCTCTTTTATAACTATACCGTACCGTTCTGCCATAAGGCGTTTTTTAAGCCTATACAGCGGAGTTTTGGTCGCTTCAGACTTCGTGTCTTCCACGACCGTTTCTCCGTTTTTGTCGTATACAAAATCAGCGACGTAGGCTATTTCGCGCCCATATATTGACTTTTCTACAAGCACATACTTTACCTGACGGCGTAGATTTTTAATTTCGCCGTTATACTGCATAAGCCCGAGCGCGAACCACCGGCGAAGTTCTAACTTACTATCAAAAGTGCCGTCGCGCGTCGTTACTTTAACGTTCCCGAATTTCCCGCCTTTCGCTGTGGACTTTTTATAGCAACTCAAACAAAAGTTACCGCGCGAGATATACGCGCCGCATTGCTCGCATTTAGCCATAATCAGAACGGCAAATCGTCATCGTCGCACGGCTCTAATTTCGGCTTCTCTTCGCCCTTTGTGCCGGGCTTTTCTTTGTCGTCCGACCGTGCGCTTAAAACCTCTATTTCGCTCGCCACAACGTCCGTCACGGTGCGCTTAACGCCGCTTTTATCTTCATAAGTGCGGTTCTGTAAACTACCGACGACACAGACCTTTTTACCTTTTGCGAGGAACTTTGCACAAGTTTCCGCTTTCCCTCTCCACGTCGTTATGTTGAAGAAGTCCGTTTCACGGTCGCCGTCTGCGTTAGCAAACGGGCGGTTGACCGCTATACTGAATTTACAGAAAGCAACGCCCGAGGATGTTTCCGACAACTCGGGGTCTTGGGTAAGGTTTCCGATTAAAATGACCTTATTCATTTAATCTCCCTCCAAATAGCGAGCCTTGCCTGAAGTACGCAGGCATAGTTAATCATCGCGTCAAGTTGCTGTAAAAGCAGGTATTTTTCCGCTTCGTTCATCTTTTCGTGTATGGGCGAAGTCATAAATAACGAAAGTTTCGCTATCTTCTCGTTCAGAGCGGTATACTCTTTGATAACCCTGTCTTTTGCCGTTTCAACTACCGAGTTGTTCTCGGCGATTGCTTGTTTGTTGTTTTCCATTTTGTTTACTCCTTTTGATTTATTATAAATTGAGCCGTTTTAGGCTCTTCTAACGCCTGTAAAAAGGCGTTTATTGCCTTTTCGAGCGGAGCATAAGAAACTCCGTTTTTTCTTTCAAACTCGATATTCGGAAGTATGCCGTAAAGCATTTCCTTAACTCGCGAAAGTACCTCGAAAAAAGTTCTTTCGTTGTCGGGTACGTCCGCCGAAGTCTGCGCTATTCTAAAGCCCTTATACCCGTTATGAGAGATGACGGGAAACTTTTTCTTCAGCGCGGACACATACGCCCGCGCTTCCCTTTCGCCTGAAAGCCCCACAACCGCCGCTATTTCTTCTTTTTGAACGCCCTTTGACGAAGTTCCCGTCTGAAGCAATCTCGCCGCTTTTATAAGCCTTTGGCGCGTCGCTTCGTCGTAGTCTTTATTTAGCATTTGCTTTGCAGTCAACATTGCCTAATCTCCCGTTAAAGTTTATGTAGTTCGATTTTTGCCTTTAATTCGTCGTATAACGCTTGCGGCATATCTCCGAAGCCGTAGCCGTGCGTTTTGACGAACTCGTTTACGTTCTTCTTCGTTTCGTCGATATTCGGCGAACTCTTCGTTATGAGCATTGAAAGTTCTTTCGTGCGGTCTGCCTTTCTCTTATCCCGCTCGGCTTTCGCTTGTTCGTCAGCCCCGGGGAAAGCTTTCTTTTCCACTTCGCCCTTTTCCGTCTTGCCTACTTCGTCGTACTTCGTCGTGTCTTTCGCGTAATACACGTCTGCGCCGATTCCGAGTGCCTTACACGCCACGCTTATAGCGTCTGTGTATGCCTTTTTGTACGCGTCGTCGTCGTTGTATTTACCGTTCTTTTCGTTCGATATAAACATTGCCCCGCCGATTCCGTATATAGGCTTGCTCCATTCGTTATTGACTTTAACGTAAAGATTGATTTCAACCGTTGCCACGACTTCACCGTCCGCGCCCTCGGTCAACTCCTTACGTATGAGTTCAGTGTACCAGCCTAAGCCGCATATTCCGAACTGCTCCGTAAGCGTCTTTATACGCCACATAGGGTTTATGTCTGTCTTTCCTTTAAGTCTACCCGCCGTGATCTCTTTTTGCGCTTCCTGCGGTACTTTCCGCACTTTGTTGTACAGTTCTAAATTTTCCATATAATCTCCTTTATCTTCCGAGTAAAAATCTCGGTATCTCCCATTTTCTCGAGTTTGAAACTCCGTCTTCTCTGCGTTTTTTCGCTTCATATTCGTAGCAGTCGCATTTGCCGTTTTGCGGGCAAACCCAGCATTGAATATATGAGCCGTCCGCCGCGTCGTTGTTGGTACAATGCTTAGCCGCTAAAAAGGCGTTTATTCGCGCGTCTTTTTCTTTCGCGCGTCTTTCTTCGGCTCGGCGGTGAAATTCCGCTCTTACCGCGTTTATGTGCGTTTCTGATAGAGATTTTAACGCTATCTTGCGGATAAATTCTAACTCCGCGTCGTCCTTTACGGTTAAGTTGTCGTAATCGATAAGCCCGTCTACGTGCGTATAAAAACTCTCCTTTATACGCACGTCTCCGGGTATAGCCGTTTTTTCGTAAAACTCTCTGAACGCCGCTATATCGTCATTGAAGTTGAATAACCAACCCCCGAAGTCGCTCTCCTTAAAAGCCGAACTCCTTTGAAGTATAGTAAGATGAGTTTTATAGTCTTCAACGTTTATGTTAATATACCCGCGTATCGAAGCCGTGTGCGCGTCCATATTAGTGTAAGTCTTTTTGTCCTTGAAAACCTTAGCATAAGCCTTACCGTCTTTAGCGAATAGATATAACATCGTCGCACTCCTTTATGCCGAGTAAATCGTCCATATTATAGCCTTGTTCTTCGGCTATATCATAAACCGCGTCGGCTAACTTCCCGATAAAAGCGAAACGCTGTAAATCTTCGTTTACTTCGTCTTCTTTACCGAGTAAATGATGACTGTCTGCGTTCTTGCTCGCCCTGTTTAACTCCCGTTGTATCGCGCGCCCGATTGCTATAAGCGAGCGCGCCGTGGCTTTGTTTTTAGGCTTTATAGTTGGTATCATTTTTTTAACTCCATTATATAGCCTGTATCTGAATAACGTCTTCAAGTTCGTAGGTTTTATAACCCGAACCCTGCGGCGCAAGGTAAACGGTGATTTCGCCGTCGATAGGACTTACTTCAATATAGTTGACGTTTAGAACTTCATCAACTATCTTTCCGTCTTTGTTTCTGTGAATGATTTTCATAGCCATTTTTTACTCCTTTATCAAAGGGGGAGTTAGATTTTTTAAGCCCCCTTTATTCTCTTTATTATTTTTGCCTTTTTGCTTTACTTTTCAATATCGCGTCTATAACGTCGCGTTCGTTGCTGTTATATAACTCCGCGAGTATTAAAACGTTCGCGATACCAGGCGTTCTCGTTCCCTGCTCGTAGTGGTCGATAGTTCCCTTCGACACGCCGAGAGCGGCAGCGACGGTTTTAACTTTAAGCCCTGCGCGTTTCCTTAAATCTCTTAAGTCCATAAGTTTACCTCCTTGTTTGATTTCGTCCCTATAATAGCATACCTTACGGGCATAGTCAACCGTTTTGTATACATTTTTCAAAAAAAATTAAAAAATTTTTCTCTCACGCGCGCGTGAGCGCTATGATATATAATATATATATTTATTTATATTCTTTCTTTCATACTTTATACTTACCTAACTCTAACCTAACCTAACCTGTGTCTCCATTTTGTGTACAACTTGGAAACGGTTTGGATACAGAAAATAGTAAAAAGTTTTCCGTAAAATAAAAAAAGACGCCCCTTTTGGGAGCGTCTTTTACTAAGTATTAAAATGTTGATTTTTGAGTGTTATTCAATTTCTTTTGCCGGGATAGGTTTTGCTTCGCTTTTTACCGGCAAGGTTGCGGCTTTCTCGGTCATAAACTTATCAAGTATAGCCTCTTTCGAGATAAAGACGCACATTTCGGTTGTAAGCGTTTTAGATCCGATGAAGAACCAACCCGTCGTGAATTGTAGCGTTATATTTACTATATCCGTAATGCACGATATAACGTTGATTTGTCCGAACGAAACGGAAAAGCCTATCATCGCCGAAAGTAAGGAGATGAATATCATCGTGGGAAGACCTTTTAATATCTCTTTGCCGTTCTCTAACTTTTCGTTTATAGAGTATATCTCCCGTTTATAGCCGCCGTCCGATGAAAAAGCCGTTACAAACTTACGATAATCGAGACGTATATAATTGACCTTTTTCGTGTCTAAGTACTTTTTAATATAATCTTCACTCGTTATATACTCAATTTCGCGCTTCTTATATTCGAGTTTCGTTATCTTTTTAGCGATTTTATCATTTAAGGGCTTTATCTTCAATCTTCCTATCTGTTCGTCGATAGCCGCCGCTTTACGCGTCCACCCGCGCATATAGGCTTCGAGTTTACGCTTTTTATTCTCGGCTATTATCCACGCCCGGAACTCGGCATAATTTATCTTTTCGGCAGCCTTCCTGATTTTTTCCTGCATACGCAGGAGGTCGGGAGATTTCTGCCCGACCTGATAACGACTGTTTGAGCCTAAATATTTGCTCATTGCCGCCGTTGCTATACGCAGAAGTAAAGCCGTTAAAAAACTCGCCCAAACTATGTCTTTGAAAGAAAAGTTGAAGTTTATAAGCGTTGAAAGTGCGGAAAGCGAAAAAAGCGCAATCGCAAGGACTACAGTCGGCAACACCGATAGGAACTTTCCAACACCCGAAGATTCTTTTTTATGCGCTAAAGTTTCTTCAAGTAAATCTTTTTCGTTAAAATCGAACTCTTCCATTGATTACTCCTCTGCCTTAAACGAGTAGGCTTCTTTCCACGCTTCCGCGTCAGGCATAGCGGGCTTGCGATTCTTCTGCTCTATGCCGTCAACGATGACCGTAGAATGACGTTCGTAGACATCGCCCACTACGTCAACGAATGTTGACAGAAGAGAGCCTATCAACGATACCAACGCTATAAGCGTCATTTCGTCGGAAAGGTAACGCATAATGAGTGCTATAACGAAAAAAATCGCAGATATAGTTATAAGCGAACTATTCTTAAATAACGTTAAAAACTTATCCTTAAACGCCGCTATAACAAATATCAGGATAATATATCCCCAAAAGCCGAACGCCGAGGCTTTCCCGGCGTAGGCTTCGTGATTGAGGATAAATAACAGTACCATAGGTAAGGCGTATACCAAAAAGGCGTACAGCCTATAAAGTTTACATTTTGCGCCGTTAGTCATTGATTGCCCCCTTTCAGGCTTTCGTCTTTACGTCAGAAATAATCTTGTCCGCTTCGTCGCCTTTCGTTTCTCGTATATAATCTTCGAGCGCCTTTATCTCTGCCGCCTGCTGCTCCACAACCGTTTGAGTGGGGGAAGCCGCAAGGCACGCCACGGCGCTTTCAGAACTGCGCCACGCGTTAGTCGCCCCGTTTATAAGAGCGTTAAGTTGCGCCGAAATCGTATCGATTTGAGCCTTGATCTCCGCATAGGTCTTTTTATCGATTTTCAAACTTTCGAGAATTTTTGCAAATTCTGTGCCGAGCGCCGCCGACAATACTTCTTTCAGTTTTTCAGGGTCGCCCTCTTGTATCGCTTTCGTTAATTCATCGGTTTTCGCCTGTAGACCTTTATAAAGACCGAGTAACTGTTTATATTTAGCATTCTTCTTCAAATACGGCAACAACGCCCCGACTCCCATTAAAAGAGCCGAACCTGCAGAGATAACGAGCGGCAGTATGTTTTTCGTAAAGTAGTCGCTCTCGTTCAAAATCGCCTTTATACGGCTCGTTATATCTTCGGATAGGTCTTTATTCGTATCTTCTTCTTTTTCGCCGTCTGTGGCGGTTTCTCCGCCTTGAGGAGCGTCTTTATCTTCCGTCGTCGTTTTATCGTCGTCGGGAGTTTCGACTGTGGGCGTTTTCACCGTTTCTCCCGTGGGGGGGGTGACTGTTTCATCGGCGGCAAACGCGGATATGCCCGCGCCGCCGAAACAAAAGATTACCGCCATACAGATGACGAGTAAAATAAATTTGCTTAACTTTTTCATTTTTTTATACTCCTTATAAAATGATTTCGTTTTGTTTTTCGAGCGCCGCGATACGACGTTCAATGTCTTTGAGTTGTGCGTCGATTGCTTTCGTGTAAGAGAGCATTTCAAAAGACCTGCCGCCGAAGCCTTTCAGGAAGAGCGGTAAAACCGTCCAACGCTTACAGACTTCACCGTTTTGAATCAGGCAGAAAGTAAACGTTATTTTACCCGCGACGAGAAGTTCTTCGGGTACTTCGTACTCGTCGCGCGATAATCTTTGCGTGTGCTTCCCGCCCGTAGATTCGGCTATAACGATTAAATCGGTCGGGTCGTAATCAGATTCGACCTTTAACGTTAATTTGTCGTTTACGCCTAAAATAAACGGTTCTGTGCTATCTAAAGTACCGTAAATAAGGCTCGAAAGTTTAACTGTTTTTTTCATCGTCTGCCACCTCGATGTCGTCTTCCCACCCGTCTAAAATGGCAACGTCTTCTACCTCGACAGGCTTACGCACTTTTTTCTCTTTGCCGTCTACGATTTCCGTTTCGCCGGTTTCGATATATTCGGTATGAGTATACCGCTTTTTTGCTTCTTTATAAGCCGATTCGAGCGGGTTTTCTCTTTCGTTTTTTATACTAAACGAAACCGAGTGCCGTTCAAGAAAGTTTTTGTTAAGCGCGTTTTGGCGCGAGTTGTGTATCCACAGTTCGGCATAAACGCCGTTCCCGTGTCTTTCGAGTTTACGCACTACGGCGTATGCAACGGGAAGCGTAATTCCCAAATCTTTAACTTCGTAATTTGTCTTTTTAAGTCCCATAATTTTATACTCCTTTTTATATTGTTTTTACATCATCTGTCCACTTTCCCGCGGGGTATGGGGTTATATTGCTATCGGTCTCGTCTGAAACGTAGTATCTGTAACCCGTTTCGGTCACGCCCGTAATATAAAATGCTAACGGACTACTCGTCTTAAAAGTGCCCGTTGCTGGATATTCAAACGTCTTTCCGAGTAATATTTTTAAGTCGTTAAGGCTGGATACTGTAAGATTATTACTTGAATATATAACAAGTCGTATCCCGCTGCCGATGTTCATATCGGACGGCGTAAACGTAACGTAATGCCTATATAAATCGATATTACCTACGCCAACTAAACTTCTGTTGCCGAAAAGCGTTTTGACGTATTTACTTGTTAGAACTGTATGTTCGCCATATGTATTAAATGGAAAAGTATATGTTCTAAGTCCACCAGAGTCTTTTTGAAAGATTCTCGATATACCGTTTTGGTCGCCGAAAGAAGTATATATGTTTCCTTCTGGCAAACCGTAAAAAGCACTACTATCCGAGGTGAAATAAACGTTGTTGGGAGATCCGCCTATAATCTTTATATCTTTGCTTCGGTCTAACTTGACTTCTATCTTGTCTTCATCGGCTTTCTTGTCGATAAGTATATTATTGCCTGCGACGATAGGTATTTCCTGCGATAAGGTCGCGGTATATTCGGAATCATCGGTGTTGATGATTTTAGTGATTGATACGAGAGTTATACCGTCCGTCGTGTCGTAAGTAACACTCGTAAACGCGCCGTTTACCGCGTCTATCGATTTCGGCGTTTTCCCGACTTCGCTTATGCTTTTACCCGCGTCGACGAACCGTTTTTTCGTGTTATCCCACTTAATCAAGTGTCCCGCCGTAAATTGAGAACTATCGGCTCTTGTCGCCACAGGCGCGCCCTCGCCCGTCTTAAACGTAAATACGCCGTTTTCGTCTACCGAACCCTGTCCGAACTTCACCGTGTCGTCTGTCGGGTCGTATACGAAGCCATACGCCGTCGTCGAGTTTTTATTGATTACCAACCCCGAAAGGAGCGTTTTAAGGTCTGTTTTACCCGCGTTCGTTTCGATTATTGCGTTTTTTACGGCGAGCGTAGTTGCTTCTTCGATAAAAGTTTTACCTTTCGCCGTGAAATCACCCGACACGACAAAATCGCCGTCTACGTCAAGGCCGCCCGTTATCGTGCCGCCCTCTATATCGAGTTTCGTTGCGACGGCTTCGGCTATCGCGGCAGACATTGTATCGATAAACTGCTTAAGATTGACCGCGTGTGTATCTTTGGTTGCTTCGGGAACTTTTACGTTTCCGTTACTATCGCGTTGAACAGCCGCGTTACCTAAAATCTCGGCAGATAACTCGACCATAGTCTGACTGCCTTCGGGCTTTTTAGCATAAAGAAGTATGTCGTCCGAAGTCCCGCTCTGTTTATCGAGTTTGTTCGTCATTTCCGTTTGTATCGACGACAAAGCCGCCACGATTTGCTCGTAAATATTCTCGGGCGCAGCCGTAGATTCCGACGGAACACCTTTCGCAACGGTTATATTCGTTGCTTCGGTTGCGAGTATCTCCGAGCCGTTTTGAATATAAAACTGTGCCGTGACACGCCCGTAAACCTGCGTTATGCTTTTCGGGAGCGAGTACTCTTTAACGGCGAGAGTTAAGCCGTTATAATCGACGGTTTTGTCCCCCGTCATTAACTGCGGCTCGGTATTCGTTCCGTCGGGAAGCGTAAACGCGACCGTTACTACAGAAGCCGACGGAAACGCGCCCGTTAAATAAATCGTGTTCGCTCCGTTCGAGTTCTGATTGATTTGAGCAGGGACGACCGTCAGCCGCCCTTGCCCGCTTGCAAAAAACAACATTTTATATAAATACCTCCTGTATTTATTTAATTTTATGTTTGCCGATGAAGTAAATTTTCATATCTTCCGTGTTATACTTCGTCGGGTCAGTCCAATTGCCCGCAAGAACAACGTCGCCGCCGACTGTTTTCGTAATCGTCTTTACCTTCCCGTCGCTGTCTTCAACCGTCATTGTTTCTTCCGTTTGGTCGGTTATTATAGCCCACGAACGCCATTGTTTGCCCGCAGGCGGCGTGGGAACACTTAAGGGGGAAACCTGCCCGTTTCCTGCCAAAACTCGCGCCGTAGCGGCTGTAGACAGGTCTATACCGGGTTGATTTTCCGCGTGTTGAATAAATTTATTCAGTCGCTCCGTAAAGAAGTAATATTTCGTGTTTATGACGTTATCTTTAACGTTTACGAACGGGTTACTGTTCGCCAACGCCGAACCGATTATAATGTCGGGGCGATTACTCCTGAACTCGACTTGAAGATTAAAGTTTATAATCTCGCGGCTGTCCGCGTCGATTAGATACTGTAAGTCATTATACGTCGCGTTCGTGCCTAAAACATAGGTGGCTTTCGTCGTGCCTTTAACTTCGGGGAAGTCTAACGCGGGCTGATACTTTTCGCCTGTTTCGTATTCAACGCCGGGCGTAAGCGAAAACTCGTAGTAATCAAAGCGTCCGAAGTAATCTTTATACGGAACGTCCTGCGCCCAATATCCCGAGATATTGCTACTCGACACGTAAGCCGATTGCTCGCCCGCCGAATAGTTATCTTTATAAGCCCACGAGAAAGTCATAACGTTACCAAACGCCGAAGCGATGACAGGCAATGCGATTTGACTACCGACAGCATTGTTTGTTTTTGTTTTCGCCTGTGCTATAACGCCTGTCACGGGTTTTGCTTTTCTACCTATAAGAGCCTTTAAGGTATCGTCCATAAATTTATAACCTATAAGCGACTTAGTGTCCGTATAAGTTATATAAGTTACTTCGGCGGTTGCCGTCTGTTCGGTAGGTTGTGGCGAAGTATAAGGAACGTAAACTTTCGCGTATACGGTATTGTCGCCGCTGTATCGGCACATATAACCTTGCTCGTTCGTGTTCTGCTTGACTATCGATACTACGCTACCCTTATCGACTGTACCCGTTCCCTCGCCTACCCAATACTCTACGCCGTCAATAGTATCGTGTATTCCGCTGAATCTACAGATTATAGGCAGGTGGAGCGTCTGTCGCTGGTAGGTTTCTCGGTTGCCGATGACTATATACTCTTTAAGCAGTATAGTCCTGTCGTAGGCGGCGCGCTCGTTGACTTCGTAAAGGTACTTGAGCGACTTAACGCCGATATACTCCGAAAGTCTGTTAAAGTCTTTTGAAAGCGTTACCGTGCATTTTAAGTAACTCGGCATTACCTGCACCATAACCGCCGAGATATAGTTGTCATCGTCGAACAACTGCCCCGCTTTAGGAATGTTATTTATGTCTTTGAAGTAATAAGTAAGCGACTGTTCGGCGTTTCCGAGCCTTGCTACCGCGCCCTTTACGTTCTCGCCATAATAAGACGTTTCGATAAGGTTTTCCGACTGATTATAAAAGAGTGTCCTTTCGTTCTCGTCGGGGTCTATATACGGCTTTGAATGGACGAAACGCGCGTTATAAATAGGCTTATAGGTTACTTGAAAAGAGTAAAGCGCATAAGTGGTGTTTATCGACGACGCGCCCGTAACCTGTTTAAGGATATTTACTATTGAATAGTCCTTAAACGCGTTATCAATGACCGCCGGTGCTTTGAAGAATAACCCTTTAATATTCGGCGAGCCTTGCGTATAGTAAATCGCAAATGCTTTTGAATACGGGAAAGATCCGCTGTACGATGATAAGTTCGCCCTGTACGCTGTTTCTTCCACAACATAATCGGTTATATCTACGGGGGCTAAAACCCAATAATCGCTCGCGTCTTTGGGGTTTCGTTTAGCGATTCCGCACATTACCTTTTCTATCTCGTATATCGGGTAAGCGGTAACCACTTCGCCGTTGTTTTCGTCGATACGGGCGTTTATCGTTTCCGACCGTAGCGACTTGTAATTTTCGCCGTCGGGGTCTATTATACTACCCTTTCGCTTGTCTATGGAATTTACGAGGTTTTCGGCGCGGGTGTCAACGCTCGTACAATATTCGTTTATAGTTTGCGACTTTTTCCTTATTGCGTACGGGTATTGATTAAGCGGTATCTTCGTGCCGTCCGTCAAGGTTACCTCGGCTAACTCGTTGCCGCAGAACGGCTCGAAAGTAATCACGCCGTCGGTAAGTCTCGGCTCGGCGTGGATAAAGCCGCCGATGACCTTTAATTGCTCCCTTAACGTGCATTGCGTCATAGTAAACGGCGGCGCAATCACCTTATCGTATCGCTCTGCCTGTGAACCCGCAGTATACGTTGAATTTCGTTCGCCCGTGCTTGCGTCGTAAGTTACGCCCTCGAACCTGAACCGTGGAATTTCGCCCTTTTGGAGCGGCTCGGCAAGTTCTAAGCACCGAGTTATACAGTCCGTTATGGAGTAAGGGGCAAGCGGCAAGTGATTTTCAACCGTTGAAAACGTGTATGTAAATTCAAAAGTTGTCGTAGTACGCTCTGGCACAACTACGGTTCGTTTATATTTGTATTTTACCGATATACTCGCTTGTGGAAATGTGAACTGATAATTACTCGGTATTGAGATTGATTCATTATCAACCATTACCGATACCATTTCCGATGTCGAACCTGCTGATACATTGTTTTTTATATATGTTTCATTAGCATACAACACATCTGGCGACGGTAATTGTAACAATTTATTCGCGGCTAATATAGTTGGGAAGTAGTTGCTTTGGAAATTAGCGGGTTCAGTCTTCGTAACTGTACTTACACTAATAGTTTTAGTCCCTTGTACATAAACATAACTTTTTGCCATAAACAAAAAAGACAGTATTCCGACCGTCTATCTCCTTTTTTGTTTTTCTTAATAAAAAAGACGCTTACGCACCCTTTCTGTTTATTTCTTCTTCTAATTCTTTGTACTTTTTTTGAGTTCTTTCAAACTTCTTAATTAAAAATTTTTCTTTTCGGTCTGCTCTTTTTCTCTTTATTTTTTTTAGCGATTTATAAATAGAAAAATCGAAGTTTACGAAACGAATAATTATTTGCCATATCAAAGTGAATATTACTAAAAGAAGAGTTATGCATAATAAAAAATTATAAACCAACGATTTAATGTAAGATTTATAGAAGAACTTATAGTCATTATCATATGACGAAAAGATAGCCTTAATTTGCTTCAACGATAAATGAGTTGTATACATATTTTTTATCGTAAAGACGAGAAATATGCAACACGCCGCTGCAAGCAAGCCATACCAAATTATACATATAACTTTCTTTTTCATAACTTCCTCTTTTTTATTCTCCCACCACAAAAGTATCGTCGGCAAACGCCTGCGCTTTCGTATTTGTAAACGCCAACTCGCCGCACGTTATGCTCTCTAACAACTTCGTTTCTTCGAGCAAATACAACGAGTGCGTATATTTCCCGCTACCGAGCGGCTTTTCTTCTACCGTGTCGCTTGCGACAACATAAGTCCTTGTGTAAGTCTTTGTATCGTTTGTGATGACTGCCGTAAGTTTCGTTTGAATTGCCAACTTTTGCTTTGTTGACAATACAATGCTTAAATTCGCCTCGTCAAGGCTCTCATCGAGTAAATTCCCGTATGAATACGGAAACACCGTATTAGAGAGTATTTCTCCGCTTTGAGAGCCGATTTTTATAACTACGCTATTCATTGCCACTCTCTCCTGCTGCCAGCCACTCCTGCTCGCGTATTATTACGCCGAATTGATTCTTGTTCAAGTTGTGTGTTAAGGTTATAAGTATCTTGTTTATGCGCCAACCCCACCAACTTTGAGCCGATACCTATAACCGCACCGATGACCGCGCCCCAGCCACTACCGACGGACGCGCCGATAGCAATACTTTCGCCCACGTCGAAAACCGATTCGGCTATTTGATTTGCGAACTCATAACGCTGTTGCAACTCGGTTTGACCCGTTCTCAACGAGATTGTGCTTATCTCGTGTCCTATTTGACTACGCACGAGAGCCTTGCCCGTTCGGTAAAGCATTGCGCCGGTAATAACCTTTTTCGCTTTTTTCTCGGTGTCTTTTTCGGAATCGGAAGTGTTATCGTTTTGGTCGTTCGCGATAGGGCTTTCGGCTTGCGCGGTTTCGTTTTTTATGATAATCTCATAAGTTGCCATAACGCCCCCTTTACCCGCTTATGGAATCGAGCGAGTAGTTCTCGGCGAGCGTTACCGAAAGCGCGATATTTTTTATATCTGCGCCCGTTTCCGTAACGTCGGCGATGATAACTTTAAGTGTCGACAGAACCGTTTTCGTGCCGTCGGCGTTGGTCTGCGTTTTTACGAGCGTTCTTTCGGGGTTGTTCCCGTTGTGCAGATAATCGAAGAAAATTGCCGAAACGTCGTCCGTTCCTGCGGGCATATTGAATTTTATGTTTATCTGACTGAACTGCGCTATGTTTTTTACTACCTGTAAATTACCCGTGCCGTTAGATTTCTGCGCGCCTTCCATAGTCGTGCCACGGTAAGTCGTCCAATCTTGCAACGGGATCTCTTTCCCGTCAAGGGTAAAAGATATGCTGCGGGAGTTAAGCCCCGCCTGCACCATATTAAAGTTGATATACGCAGTAAAAGAAAAGGTTTCGCCGAAAAGCGAGTTCATCTGCCTTTCTCCCGAAGAAAACGAGAACCCGTCGTTGCTTACGACGTAAGAGATACCGCTTTCGTCGTTCATCGCGAACACCTGATTAACGTCGCTCCATTTATCGAGCAACGCCCTTATCTGCGCGACTAACTGCGGGCTTACTTCTTCGCCTTTCTCGTCGCGCGTAATCGGCACGAGAATGACTAAACGGGCGTTTACGACGCCGAATTTACTTTTAGTCGCCGTGTCGCCGACCGTGCTGTTTATTTGGCTCATAACGCCGTGTACGTAGCGTGTAACGGTGTTTGCAAGCCTTGTCGGGTTCTTATACTTCGCCGTTTCCGAAACGATACGAAAAACGTACTTTGTACGCCCGTTATTCGCAATGAGAAGCGTGTTAAGTTCGTCGTTAATTCTTTTCGTTAATTGATTTATACTAATCATTTTTTACGTGTTCTCCTTTGGGCGTTTGCCGCTTTCGTTATATACTCGACTAAAAACGCCACCGCGTCGTCAAACCACTTTTCGTTCGGGTTCTTTTTGCCGTGCCACCTCGGAGAAACCCACGGCTCGTTCGTAAACGGCATATACGGCGCGATTGCTTCATCAACGTATATCTTGCAGGTGTTGCCTATAAACTCGTATTTGATAGCGTTATAAGCGAGGTTGCCCGTGTCTTTCGGGGCGCGTTTCTGCAACTGTTTAACCGCACGCGCACATATCTGCCGGAAACGCCTTTCAGTCATCTAACTCCCACGGGTTAGGAACTTCGAGCATTGCCAGAACGTACTTCGTATCGGGCGCAACCTTTTGAAATCTTAACGTTTCCTTTTTGGTCGTCTTTTCGCGTATGCTCTCTATGCTCCAAAGCCTACCGTCCTGCGTTACGACGTGTTTAGATACCTTAAAACCGATTTTAGCGCGTGTCTCTATCGTCAATCGGCTTCCGTTGTATTCTATCTCTTCAAGCGTCGTATGTGTAACAGCCCGTTCGTCTATCGTGTTATACTTAAAAGGTATACCGCCGACCGCGTTGTTTTGGTCTACCGCTTCGCCGTCAGGGATATTGTACTCGTTGGGCAGGTCTTCGTAATAACTGCCCTGTAAGTACATATCGTTTTTAGGCGTTAAGGCATTTATAATATCCACTATCCCACAGTCTCCTTTCCAAATTTCCCTGATAGAGTATAGTTGTCCCTATTTCGGGTATATCCTGTAAAAGGCAAGATTTAGCCGTGTCGTCGATTTCCATATCGCCGATAAGGAAATAATGGACGACTTGATAGCGCATTGTTTCCTGCACTATGCGCCGTGCTTCTGCCGACCGCGCTATAATCTTATCCTGTATATTCGACCTGTTAAATTCGTGAATGTACCCGTATATCTTTACGGACACCATATCAAGAATCGTGCTTGCAAGGTTCTGCGCCGTCGTATAATCACCGTCGTTAAGTCTTGCTATCATATCTATACCGACAACTTCTTCAACGTACTTTACCGTTAAAACGTATCTGTGCGTCTTTTCGTTATAAGTCATATATTCGTCGGTTAAAGGCATATCGGGAATGTTGTTCATTGTTTATTCTCCGTTAATTATTAAAACGGATAAGGGCGAGTTTCCCCGCCCTGCCCGTTTTGATTGAGTTAATTAAAACGATTTGCTTACGACAGCAGAAGAAAGACCGCCTGCGACGATAGCAACCGCTTTAACGGTTTTGCCCGCAACGGTGGAAACTTTACCGCCGCTCGCAATAGTCGACGATTTTTCCGTCGGGGTAGAACCGTCGGTCGTGTAGTAAATCTTCGCATTTGCGGTGGCGCACGTAATAGTTGCGTCCGCGCCCGAAGTGGCGATTACGGGGTGGGCCGTCTGAACTCTCGAAGCCGGGGCTTTAA